ATCTGGATCGTAGGATTTTTCTATTTGCTCGCTATTGCTATACTACTACTGAGGCTGTTTATAAATATCGTGTTACATTTAGGACGCAGGGTGAGATTAAGACGAAGTATTTCCAACGTGTAAAGAACGCAGAAGAGTTTGCGGCTAAGTATCCTGCGGCATATATTGACGAAGGGGCTTATGTCGTTGACATGGGTTATAGAACCTGTTACGGATATATCTTCCCTAAGCGAAGACGTATCGGGGCAACATCTCAGGCTGCTTGTATGCTGTACTGCATCGTGACTGAGCATAAGCAACAGAAGGGTGGTATTCAAAGTATCACAGAGACTCAGGCTAAGAATGACGTTTATATTGATAAGATTGTAAAGCCATGGCGTAAGATACCATTCTTCTTGAAGCCATCTCATGATGGTACTGACTTTCCAAAGGAGAAGCTTTCATTCTCTTATTCAGCTTCAAGAGCGCAAGGTGCTACGCATAATCGTGCGCCATCACATGACGGATGGATTGAGGCTCGTGCATCTTCAGAGAGATCTTTTGACGGACAGAAGCTTCACGCATACTTGGATGATGAGGGTGGTAAGCACGGAGATAGTGGGGTGTCAATCCCAAGAAGATGGCAGGACGTTGTTCGTAAGTGTCTATCACAGGGTTTGCGTATCAATGGACTTGGGATGTTTACATCCACCCTTGGTGAATTTGAGGCAGGTGGTGGTAAGGAATTTTTTGATCTAATTAAATCTTCATATTACGATGAACGAAACGAAAACGGATTTACAACTTCAGGGCTATTTACGCTATTCATCCCAGCATACGATGGGTACGATGAGTGCGTGGATGAGTACGGACTCTCAATCATTGAAGACCCAGCCGAACCTGTACGAAACTTGGAAGGTAACATTGTTACGAGAGGAGCGAAAACAATCTTGATGAACACTCGTAAAGATCTTGAAGAGAAAGGGCTTGATTTACGATTAAATGGAGAGATTCGAGATAACCCTTGGACATTGCAAGAAGCTGCGTCTAAGGCGTCTAAGAATAGCAATTTTGACCTATCTATTCTACGCACTAGAATAAATCAGTTGAAGTTCGATAGGATATTTAGAACAAGGACTGTTTCATTAAGTTGGAAAGGTGCATTTGGTAGTGAGGTTATTGCTACAGATGATGCGGAGGGTAAGTTTGTTGTTTCTTATTTACCTTCTATGGAGCAGAGAAACAAGAAGTTATTTGACTCAGCTAAGAACCAGTGGATGCCTTCTCCTGATGTAGCAAATAAGTATATCTTAGGATGTGACCCATTTAAGTTTGGGAACCGAGATGTAAAGGGTAGAAGAAAGTCTAATGGAGGTGGAGCTATGTTCTACAAGCACGATCCTTCAGTAGATTCCCAGGAGAAGCCTATCGACCAATGGATTTCAAATAAGTTTGTTGTCACTTACAACACTCGTGTTGACGATGGTAACACTTATTGCGAGGATATGTTGAAGCTTGCTCTATTGTTTGGGGCGCACGTCTATCCTGAAAGAAACGTGCCTATTGTTATTGAGAAGTTTAGGGACTGGGGATATGAGGGATACTTACTTTCCGATATTGATCCTAATGGTAAGCTATCTACTGCTCCAGGACGATATACCGGAGAGGCTGATAAGGAGCAGATATTCACCGAGTTCATGAACTATATCAAGGTCTTTGGAAGAAGTGACAACCACTTAGAGATGCTTGAGGAGTGTTTGGAGATTAACGACCCTACGGAGATGACCAATTATGACTTGTTTGCCGCAGGTGGAATGGCATTACTTGGCTCGAAATCCGCATTACCAAAGTATATGCAGGAGATGAACGAGGTCAGAACAATGAATGACTTGTTAGAATTTTTTGATTAATTTGTTTCATATTAGGGACATTTTTTATATTTGCATTTGATGTTGAAGTTTACGCCAATTATCTCATTCCCTTCTGACAGGATTCCTAAGGAAGAGAAAAACACTTTGAGTTACATCACACAGGTAGCTCAAGCAATTTATTCTCGTTGGTATAACGGAAGAACATTGTATGGTCAGACGGCTACTGGGTGGTTCCAGATGATGACTGACTATGGTGAGGGAAGGCAAAGTTCTGCTCCATACCGTGACTGGTTCTTAGGCGTGCAGAATGATAAGAACTCTCCAGTTAACAGAATGACTCAATATGCTCGTAAGGCATATACTAATGTTAATTACGAAATTGTAAGCCCTGCTCCAAAGTATCTTGCCGTAATTAAATCTGTTCTATCTGCATCTGACTTTAAAGTTAAATGCGAGTCCCTTACTCCAACTTCTCAGTTTGAAAAGCAGAAGAAGAAGTGGAGAATGTATTACGAGGATAAGGTACTTAACCCAATCAGAGAGCAGGTAGGTATCCCAAAAGTTACATTGCCATGGACTCCTCAAGATGAATCTGAACTTGATATGTATGAAAAGTATCAAGGGTTTAAGTTGCCTCTTGAAAATGCTATGGAAGACATAGCTAAACACGCATTTGATATTAGTGATTGGGATAAGATTCGTTTAAAGACTATTGATGGTTTAGCTCAAACTAACTTTGCTGTTGGTCAGGTTTATGTTGATAAGGATGGTGTTACAAGAGCAAGATATATCAACCCTGCATCATTTGTTACTGCATTTATTGATGAGGATGAAGAAGGTGAACCATCATTTGCTGGTCACATACAACGTGTTCGTATTGGTGACATTAAAGATAAGTTGTTGGCTCTTGGTGCACAGCCTCAAGAAATTGAAGGGTTGGCAAGAATATTCTACGAAACTCAAGGTTACACTGATAAGGATTTTAATTTCAATAGAAAGGATCCTGTAACTGGAAGATATGTTTGGGAAGACTTCTCTGTTGATGTTCTTCACTTTGAGTACCGTGCTAACGACTACGAATACTTTACTAAGCGTCAAACTAAGGATGGTAAGATTGTTTACCAAGATGAAGAGTTTGGTGTAACTAAGAAGCCTTATGCTGACGGAAGATTGCGTCAAACAGATATTACTTGTATTCAGAATGTTTACGAGGGTAAGTATATTTTAGGATCTAAGTTTGTTTACGACTTTGGATTGCAAAAGAATATCATGAGAGACTCTCGTGGTAATGCAGTTCTTTCATATTACTTTGAGCGTGTCCCAGGTAAATCTATCGTTGAAAGATGGAAACCGCATTTGGATTCGTTGATGCTTACTTGGATTAAGTTGCAGGCTGCTAAGTGGGCTGCTGCACCTAAAGGTATCGTTGTTGATATTGGCTTGCTTGCTAATATGGACTTGGGTATGGGATCTATGTCTCCTTTAGATATTGTTCGTATCCGTAGACAGACCGGTAATCAGTTCATCAACTCCAAGACTGACATCTTGAATAAGGGTGGCAATATGCCTATCGCAGAGTTGCCAGGTGGTATCGGTCCTCAATTAGAGGAGTGGTTAACCTGTTGGCAGGATGACATGAATAGAATCATGGACTTGGCTGGTATCACTCCAACTATGGCTGCTATGCCTACTACTCCTTCTGAGAAAGGTTTGGGTATTAGCGAAATGGAAGTGGATGCTACTAACCACGCTCTATTCCCTTTGAAGAAGGCTATTATGAGATTGAAGGAGAAGGCTGCTAAGAAGGCTATCCTAAAGACTCGTACCAATATGAGATTTGACAAAGAGGTTCGTAAATATTATTTACAGCTTCTAGGAGAGGAGAAGACTAACGCATTGGATGCATTTGAGGACTTGACATTGGAGCAGATTGGAATTAAATTAGTTTCAACTCCAACCAATACTCGTAAGAATCAAATACTTCAAGCTGCGTTGCAATCTATGCAGGCTGGAAAGAATGGCGTTATTGGAATCACCCTTTCTGATTACTTGTTTATTGAGAAGGAATTGGAAGGTGATAACGATGAGTTTGCTGCTTGGTATATGACTGTTGCAGAGGAACGTCAGCGTAAGATTAAGATGGAAGAGGCTATGCAACAACAACAACAAAATGCTCAGTTACAAGCTCAGGCTGCTCAACAAGCATCTGAAGCTAAGGCTGCTGCACAACAAGCTCTTGAGCAAATGAAGCAGGCTACTATGATGACAGAGTATCAGCAGAAGGCTTTACTTGAAGAGATTAAGCATAATCACAGAATGGCAGAGCTTGCACAAGAAGGGCAACTTGAGAAGCAGAAGGATGTCGAGATTTCGGGGAACTTATAAAAACAAAAAATAAATAGGCTATGGAAAATAATGATTTAATTATCCCTGCGGATTTGCAGGCGAGAGCAATGGTTGATGGTTGGTCAGACAGTCAACTTAGAGATGAAGCAATGAAACTAGAGGTTAACAATCAACCTCCACCAATTGACACAGGTGTTGTAGATCTTGAAGCACCAGTTGCTCAGGTTAGTATTGATGAAATCAATCAGATAGCAGGAGATGAT